TGAAGAAGCCCTGGAGATCTCTCATCCCTGCCCTGCTGCCTCTCTTGCCCAGCTTGAAGATGAAGTGGGGCAGCTCATCATCCTCCCTGCGTAAAATGGCCGTGGCTCGAAACCAATTGGCAAGCTCACTACTCCCACTGAAATCATAGGTGCTGCTGGTCTTGCCTTCAGATTTCTTTGGTGGCTTGTTTTGGTGGTGGATGGCTATGAGCGCGCAGCCTGTGCGCATCAAGCAGGGCTGAAGGATGTGGCGCAGGAAATGGCTGCAATATTCCTGCTTAGATACATCCCCTGCTGCGAACCCCAGGAGAGGATCAATGATCAGAAGATCAGCCCTGTGCTTCTTCACCAGATCCTCAATGAGCAGGCCAAAGGCATCACCTGTCTTGATGGCTTCCCTGTATATGCTGACATTCTCGGCCAGGGTATCCAGGTCAGATCTGCTGAGTGACATTGAGGATGTAACATCCTGCCATTGCTCAGCCAGGTCAGCCAAATCATTCTCTGACTGCAGCAGCACAATCCTTAGTGGGCGCACAGGCTTGATGTGCCAAAGGTCACGGCCAAGTGCCCAGCTGACAATCATCTGTGTGGCCAGGGTGGATTTGCCACAGCCAGCCTGGGCACTGAATAGTAAGCTGCCACCTTTGCAGATCCATCTGTTGCCCAGGAGATTGTTGGGGTCATTGTGCCTATCGATATTATACAGATCAGCCAGGGGCATCTGCACTGTGGTGCTATCCTGGCTGCTGGTGGTGCTAATATCCTTGGCCTGAGCCATCAGGCTTTGCATCAGCTCATCTGGTTTGAAAGCTCCTGACTGTGCCTTGGCACTGATATCCCTGGCCAGATTGATGAGCTGGCGCGCCTGGTGCTTCTCCTGCAGGATGATGATGGCCTGCCTCAGATTGGCTGATGGGGCAAAGATGGAGCTGGTCAGCTCATTGATGTAGTGCAGGCCACCAGCTTGATCCAGGGTGAGGGTGCTGCGCAGCTGATTGGACAGGGTAAGCTCATCTGGGCTGATGCCCTGGGTGATGAGCTGCTGGCAAGCCTGGTAGATGGTCTGATGCTTTGGCTCAAGGAAAGCTTTGGCATCCAGGTTGGCATCACTGCAGGCTTTGAAGGATGGGCGCAGGGCATCACCATCCACTAGGATGGAAGCCAGCACACACCTTTCAGCATCCAGATCACAAGGGGGAAGCTGTGGTTTGTGGTTTGTCATAGGTGGGATGTAGAGGAAGGCAGGCTGCTGTGGGGGTGCAGCCTGTCAACCTGTTGGAGTTAGAAGCCTGGTTCAGCTGTAGGATCTACCTGGTTCACAAAAGGGTGGAATTTCGTCACCTTGCAGATCAGCTTCTGCTCACCACTGCTGAAGGTCACTTCTTCCTGCACCACTGTCACCTTCAGCATACAGCCTTCAGCTTGGCTGAGGAAGGCACGCAGCTCATCCTGGGATTTACCAGGCAAGCCCACCTTCTTCCCTGTGGCAGTGCCCACAAAGGCAGCAGCGCGCTTGAGTGCGCCATCTGTGCTACCAAAGAAGGTATCATTGACCTTAGTGCTGTCCTTAGTGGTGAGCAGCACCTTTACCTTGGCATCATTCTTCTGGGTGAAGCTCACATCCTCATCACGGATCTTGCAGACCTTCACCAGATATTCACCTGGTGAGCTGATGGCTGTGAGTTTTGGGCGGGGGCTGTTATTGTTTTGGTAGGTCATTGATATCAGGGTTAAAGGGTTTGACTGTCAGAGTGCCATCATTGAGCAGCTGCTGTAGAAGGATGGCTGTGGCAGGATTGTCAGTGGTGACAAAGCCACGGCCTGTATATAGGTAAGGCTTACCAGCTGGCCAGGGTGGGCTATCCTGGACACAGTGGAAGTAGTAGCAGGGGCTTTTGCTTTTGTCATTGGGCAGCATCACTTCAGCCACCCAGGTCTTGCGCGCGCTCATCAGGCAAAGGTGATGGCTTCAGCTTCACCCTTGGTGGGGTAAGGCTGCAGGGTGTGGATCTGCTTGGGATAGGTAGGATAGCTATCAAAGGCAGTGCAGGCTTTATAGGCTTCAATGGCTTGGGTAAGCAGCACACCACCTTCAGCAATCAGCTGGCTGGACAATTCAAAGCAGCCTGTGGCATTGGGTGCAGCCTTCTCAGCACAGATCATCTTAAAGCCCTGTGGCCGTTCACCAAAAATCTGCTTATACATCAGGCAATAGAAGGCAGCTTGAAGGTGATAGCCCCTTTTATATGTGGTGGCTAAGACATTGCGGGGGGTAATGTAATCACCAAAGGTCTTAAGGTCTATGATCCAGCCATCTGTGGTGATCATATCCAGCTGGGATTTCATCTTGATGCCATCATAGGTGGTGGCCAGGCACAGCTCAGTGGCCAGGGGAGTGATGCCCCAATGCTTCAGCTCATCATTGAGTGCCTTGCCAGCGCGCATAGCTTCCTCAAGCTCATCCTTGTCGGCCACTGTCTTGCCCTGGCTTACCTGGTCAAAGTTATCCCACCAGGCAATGGCTTCCAGGGTGGCAGGGGTAGGCTTCTTAGCTGTGCGCTGCTTCTCAGTGGGCTTCTTAGGGGCATCATCAGGCAGGGTGATTACCTGGCTGGCAAATAGGTCAGGCTGCAGGCAGAAAAGGTGTGTCAGGCTTCCAATGCGCAGGGCAGGGGTTTCCTTCTTAGCCCCATCCAGGTATGCTTTGTAGTGGCCTGGGCTGCGGAGGATCTCCTTGCTGCCAGATTGATTGAGTGCCTGGTGTGCATCATAGGCAGCACGATCCCAAGGGAAGGTGGCCAGGGCTTGGATCTGTTCTTTAGTTATCATTTTTGGTGTGTTTCGTTTTGTGGTTTGTTGGGATGAGAAAAGGGAAATCAATGAAGCCATCATTGGCCATATTGCAGAATAGGGCTGCATCAGCCTGGGTGGTAAAGCGCAGGATCTGGCCACCATAGATGAGGAAGCCAGGTGAGTGCTTAAAGCTGCCACCTTCCACCAGGATGAATTGCCTGGTGATGCCATTGGCATCCTGGCCAGCCTGTGGGCTGTATTTAGGCAGGGGGCTGAGCTTACTCATTGGGGTGCTTGCGTCTGTAGTCAGCGCGCCAGGTTTCAATGCAGCGCAGACGCAGCTCAGCTTCTCGCAGATCCCATTGGAGCTGTCTATTGATGCTGGCCAATTCCTTCTGCTGGTGGATCAGGTTGGCCACAATATCCAGCACCTGATTGAAACGCTGCTCAAGTGGTATGCCCTGGGGCTGTGGTAAATCGTTAATCATATTATTTTATTTATACACCACACATACCTTCACACTCTGATTGAAAATCAAAGTTGATCTGGTTTTTATTTTTGTCAGTAAAATCAATTTCTCCCAAAGGCTTGCAGCTTCTGTGCAGAAACACCTCCATCTGTAAGCCCCCAGGGTTTTCATTTTGCAATTTTCGATATGTAATATCAAAGGCCACAGCCTTTTGGAAATGTTCAGGATCATCTGTTTTAAGCCTTAGCCACTCATCATTGGAGTGAAAGGGGCAATAATAGCAGGCAGACCTTGGTGGCTCAGGATAATTATTCTTCACCATCCATTCAAGGCAATGTGCCCTGGTCATTCTCTTTTCAATCAAAGGCCATCTGGCTTGCTGCCAGGGGTAAGGCATTACCTTCATCCTTTGCATTTCATCATAGGAAATACCTATCCAGCTTGTGACAGTCAGCTGCTTCTGCCCCCACTTTATATTGCATCTTTTTTTTACCTCTTGAGTAATGGGCTTTACTTTAAAATCCGCAGTGCAGGCGCGACCTAGTGCAGCCCTTACCTCACCACTCTTAGTCAATCCAAAGACAGGGATATTTAATCTTAAATATGTCAGTGGCTTATCTGAATAAATTGATTTATTTTTTGTCCGTATTTTTAGCACATCATCTGTTAGGCTTCCCTTACTTACCCTGATCACAGGGAAAGGAAGCTGCTTTTCCAGCCACTCAAGCCATAGATAAACAGATGATGGCTCAGCTTGGGTATCAGCAAAGATTGCAAAGTCAGGCATTGGGGTGATCTCACCTTTAGCTGCCATCAATGCCAAGCAGGATGATTGAACCCCTGCCCCAAGGTTAAGCACATTATATTTTGTGGCTGTTGGGGGTTCAAAAAAACTCATAGGGCTTTGATCTGCTTGATGATCTCATCAGCCTGGGCTTGGCTTTCCCTAGAATAAAAGAAGCCCTTGCGCACTGCCAGGTCAGCCAGCTGCTTGGCCAGGGTGATGGCAGGGCTTATGGGCTTTGCCTGCAGCTGTGCCTTGAGCTGCTGAGCTTCTTCCAAGGCCAGCTGGTATAGCAGCCAGGTGTGATCAAAGGTGGCCTTGCTCACATATTGCTTGGCCTGGGCTTCAAGGGCTGCTTCAGCCAGCTTGATTGGGATAAGGTTACTCATTGGCCTTGGGCTTGGGCTTGGATGCCTTGGCCTTATCCAGCTGCCTGGCTGTGATGCTGATGGCCTTCCTGATGTGCCTATCAGGGATACCTTCAGCCAGGAGATCCAGGGCAATGCCCTGCTTCTGGGTGGCCGTCAGCAGATGTGCCTTGGGGTATCTGTAGCCAGCCTGGTTATTGCCAGCTGCAGCCTTAAGGAAAGGGGCAGGCTTATCCATTGGCCTGCGCGCGCTCATTGATGGCCTTCAAGAAAGCCTGGCACATCTTAGGGGATGTGGTCAGGTCAACCTGGTAAATGGTCTGCAGATTTCGCAGGGTGTCACCTTCAGTCAGCCAGCCCTTCTGCACCAGGATCTGGTCAGCAGCCTTGAGCTGGCCAGGGTTAAGGTGGCCTAAGCTATCAAAATACCACAGGGGATGGGTGGCTGGCATAGCTTCAGCTGCAGCAGGCTTGGCCTGGTAAGGCATAGGCTGCTGGCTGTAGGGCTTGGGCTTGCTGGCTGCATTGCCATCATCATCCATATCAGTGGCCACCCCTGCAATGGTAGCCAGGGCATATCTGCGGAGGTAGGTCAGGGCTGATCCTGTATCCTGCAGCTTACCACCACCCTTGATACCCAGCTCACCAAATTCAAAGATGTGGCCACTGATGTGAACCACCTTTGTCTGGATGCTTACACGCTCATCAGATGTGTTGGCCACCTGGATGAAGGCCAGGCCATAGGCAGCAAAGGCTGGCTTGATTTGGGCGAGTAAATCACCTAGCCCAAAATAGCTGGATTTGAAATGTGGATTGATGCGCTTGGCTTCCACATTCTCACAGCTGGCAATGGCCAGCACCAGGGCTTCAGTTGGGCTAAGCTTCCTGATCTCATCAGACAGCAGCACAGGGGTGAGGATGGGGGTGGTGGCCTGATCAGCAGCAGGCTGGCTGTCTTTGCGTTTACTCATTGGTGTATTGGGTGGGTGGGTGGAAAAGTGGGGAAGCTCCTGGAGGGATTTGAACCCACAGCCTTCTCATTACAAATGAGACGCACAGCCATTGTGCTACAGGAGCAGAAGGGCTTAACCCTGGGTGGCCTTGGCCTGCTTGCTCAGCTCAGCCTTCTCACAGGCTTGCAGATAATCTTCAAGGGCAGTGGGATTATCCAGGCTGATGCGCTTGGATTTGCCAGAAGCTCCAAGCCCCAAGCTCCAGGCTGTCTTGCCATTGATCAGCACAGGCTTCAGCTTGCGCGCGATCGTGCCACAGGGCAGGATGACATAGGGGGTGTTGCCAATAGGGGTGATGGTGGGGGTGGGTGTTTTAGCCATAGGATTATTATTTTCTGGGTGATAGATTGAGTGAGTGATCAAGGATCAGCAGGGCATCTGCTGTCTTAAGGGTAAGGCCATCCACCCAGGGGAAACGCCTGGAAGCTTCTGCCTTCAAAGCTGATTTCCAATTGGAGCTGCCAGCCTTGGTGATGCCCAGGCCAGCCTGCCAGGTCTGAGGGGATACCAAGATCACCCTGTGCTGACGGCCAATGCACCAGCCTTCAATCCAGCCACAGCTTTTGCCCAGCTTAAAGGCTGCGCTGCTGGGGATGATGCGGCCAACAAAGGGTGGCACTTTCTCCAGGTAGATGGTGCAGCCAAAGGGGATCAGATTGGCCAGCTCAGCCATATCCTCAGGCATAGGATGCAGAAGGATGCTGTTATCAGGGAGCAGCAAGGCAATGCCACCAGACATACCTGGATCGATTGCTGCTGCTGTAGCTTGGGTGAGTGTTGCCAAAGGTGGTTTTTCTGTAGGATTATCTTAAGAGTGCTGCCTTGCGCTTGGTGATGCCTGGGCATCTGCCAATGTCAAACCCCCTTTGCCTGTATCCATTGAAGCCCAGATTGTGGATGGCATACAGATCCACCAGGGTAGGCTTCCTGCCTGTGGCCTTGGTAAACCTGGCAGCATTGAGAGTGAGCCAGCTGTGCAGATAAGATCTGGCAATGGTGGCATCAAGGGCTTTGTGGTAAGGGTAGGCATCAAGGCCATTGGCTGCGCGCCAGGCTGTGGTGTCTTGCCAGCTGGGGTAATGGAATTGAGCCAGGCCAAGGCCAGCACCCCTATCCCCTACAGCTGCAGGATTTCCGCTGCTTTCAATGGCAATGATTTTATCCAGCTGTGCTGGGGTAATAGCTGCCATAGATGATGCGCAGGATAGCAGCAGGGCTGGGATGTATGTGATGCTGTATGTCATCCTGTATGTCATTTACGCACAGGCATTGCATACCCCTTCTGCACTTCACCATCTTGCCAAGTCACTCTGTAGCTCAGTGCCAGAAAGCCACCATAGGCAATGTGTGCATCCAGCCAGGCTTCAGTGCAGCCAGCCAGGGTAGCCAAGTGCTTCTGCTCATCAGCCAGGATCTCCTTGGCCTTCTTCAGCACAGCCTTCTCTGTCATATCCCCAAAGAGGATGCGATCATTGAGATAATAAAATTCCTGCAGCAGATTGTGCAGGCAGAAGGTGGCCAGGTCTTTGCTCATCTGCAGTGGTGGGGGGGTGTAATTCATATGCTTGTTATTTGCTGACCTTTGGCAAACGGGATTTAGCGCGCAGCTTGGGGGTGTATCTTTTGCCATCAGCCACCAGCTGTGCTTCCTTGCAAAACCTACCCACTGTATCCTTTGAGCAGCCAGCCAGGGGTGCTATCTTATAGATAGGCCAGCCCTTCTTAATGAGTGGTGGCACGATCTGCATCAACTTTTCCCTGCACACATCTTTTCTATAGGGCTGCTGGTGATGCCAATCAATGGCCAGCAGCTCTACATATTTATAAGCTGAACACTCAGTGAGTGCCTGGCCTTTCCAGACCAGCCTGCCAGCCAGGTCAGATCTGGTGATGCGCTCAGCATTGGCCTGCTCAATGATGGGCTTGAAGGCCATCAGCCTTTGATGCAGCAGTGGGCTTACCAAGTGGCCATTGGGTGCTACCACTTTGCTTTGGGGGTTTCGTTTCTTCATAGGTTTATAGGGTAGATTATTTATCCCACCTGATCTTCACCAGGGTGGGGTGGCGCATTGAGCCATTGGGGGTGATCTCCTGGCACTGCACTTCAGCCACCTTGCCAATGTAAAGGTGGGGCTGGTCACTGATAGCCAGGCGCAGCTCATCACTCAGGCCAGATCCAACAGCCACCACTGTGCCCAGGTAATTAATCAGCAGCGCGCCAGCTGCACCATCAAACCTACCCTTCCCAGGGACAAAGCCCACAATGGGGCAATCATAGGTTTCAGATCCCTTCAGCTTGATCCAGGCTTTGCTGCGCTTGCCCTGGTAATAGGGGGCTTCTATGTCCTTAAGCACCACACCTTCCCAGCCCAGGCTGATAGCCTTCTGCACCAGGGCTTCAGGATCAATGCAGCTGGTGGTGATGGTATCAAAGATGGGCACTTGCTTGATCCTTTCAGATGAGTGCAGGCCAGCCTTATCAAAGGCATCAGTGATGGCCTTCCTTCTGTCCAGGTAAGGCACACCATCAGTGGCCACCCAGCCTTCTACCCAGGGCAGATCAAAGATGGCAAAGATACCATCAGCATCTGTGTCATCCTTCTTCATCAGCTTGCCAGCCCCATCATAGAAGCCAGCACCAGCAATGGCTTCACCATCAAAGCTGCAGGGCTTGCCAATGGCAGCACCCAGCTTGAGCAGATCAGGCGCGCAGCTACCCAGGGTGGTAAGGGGGTGGCCGTTTCTGGTCTGGAATGTCACCCACCCTTGGGCTGCATCCACTGTGGCAATCACCCTGATGCCATCCAGCTTTGGCTCAATAGCCCAGAAGCGATCACCCAGGGTATCCAGATTGGGCAGGCTGGTGGCCAGCATAGGGCTGAAGATCTTAAGCTGCATAGGTCACTTGCGCTTGGATGTGAACAGGGCACACAGGCTGATGCCCAGCACAATGGGGATCAGGATGGTGAGGAAGAAAAGCACCAGGCCATCAATGCCTTGGCTGTAATCCTGGGGTGACAGGGGCTTGTCATAAGCAGCCCTGTGATTTGCGGGGGTGGTGGTGTGGTTTTTCATAGGGGAAAGATTAAGCCCAGATGCCAACAGCCTTATCCCAGCTGCCAACAGTGCAGCCCTTGCGCACCAGGCCGCACTCATTATAAGAAGCTTCCCTGGTGTAAGTGCGCAGGGAAGCAGGCAGAAGCCTGTAGCACTTATGGCCACCCTGGATCAGCTTCCAATACCTTAGCTGCTCAAGGTGCTTCTTCTGGATATCCAGGGCATCAAGCCACATCTGGGTATAGGGGGGGCAATAAGCTATCAAAGCCAGGTCAGATACCTTGGCCATCTCCAGCTTTGCCACCCAGAAGGGGGCTGCATATTCCAGCTGCTGCATTGTCCAGGTCTTGAGATCAGCACGATTGGCAGGGGCGTGGGGCTGGGGCATTTGGTTTGTCATAGGTGTGATGATATGTGGGTGAGAGTGATGGGAATGATCAGGCATTTTTAAGCTTAACAAGCTCAGCAGAAATCTGAAGAAATTGCTTTTGCAGCTCCTTATGCTTCTTACTGCCTTTGGCATAATCCTGCATTTTTGCCCAGATGAAGATATATTTTTCATCAAGGGCTTTGATCTGTTCAGCAATGGTGATTTCGTTTTTCATAGGTGGTATTTGGTGTGACCCCCACACCTTAGGCAAATGATGTGCCACCTGTCCAGCCCTAAAAGCAAATCATTTTAAGGTATCCCTGGCCTTATGCCTGGTGGCCTGCCTTTTCCGCAGCCAGATCACCTTGGCCAGCCTACCAGCCTTGGCCGTTTCCCCTGCTTTGGTGGCCTTCCTAAGCCATTTGGCTAGGTCAGGCAGGCTTGGCCTAGGGCTGGGGTGCATAGGGGGCTTAGAAGGCCAGCCAGCTGGGTGGGGTGCAAGCCTTCACTTCTGCCCCCTATCCCCAAAGCCCAGCCCCTTCCAGGCCAGCGCGCCCCCAATCAGGATACAGCTCACAAATAAGCCCAGGCTGAAATCCCTGCAATTCACCAGGGCTTGCTTGGCACTGTTCAGATTTCTTTCTAGGTTCTTATCATCAGCCACAAAGGTCTGCCCTGGCTGATCAGTGATCAGGAGTGCCATCACATTGCTATCTTGCAGGCTGTCTAAAATAAATTGGGCTGTGAAGTAAACAGTGGCAGCGCAGCACCCAGATATGATGATGCTACCCACCACAGCAATCAAGAGATTGGCAGGGTGCATCCCCCAGATCCTGGGCTGTGTTTCACTTCCTGCCATTGCGTTTTGTCTTAGCTTTCTTGGTGGCCTTCTTCAAGCCTGCTTTGGCTTCATTCACTTTGCCCTTCATCTTAGCTTCCAGAAATTGCAGGGTATAGTTTAGGATTTCAGGGCTGGCAAAGCCTGCTATGCCACAGATGCACACCCTAAGGTTTTCACTCTGCACATAATCCCTGGCAGCAAAGTTAACGAAATAGGCAGTGACCATAGCAGCTGCACCTGATCGCAGCATATATCCCCAGGATGGCCGATCTGTGCTGAGCAGCTGGCGCGCGATCATAGCTGCACCCCCAAGCATTGCACTGATCACCCCCTGCTTTAGTGCCTCATCCCCTGTGATACTTTCAAAGCCTGCTGATGGTGCTGCGCTCATTGTTCAGTGGGGGTAGGTGGCTCAGTGGGCTGGGTGGTGATTGTCTCTACCTTTGCACCTGGAGTCAGTAGGGCTTTGACCATCACCCAGGTCTTTACCCCCAGCACCAGGAGTGCCTGCAAGCTGGCCAGCCCCAGGGTGACACCAATCACCCAGGGGAAATAAGTGCTTTCAATTACCCAGGGCAGGGCAGATGTAAGAGCGCCACCCAGGATCACCAGGGCAGCAGACCACTTAGACACCCCAATGAAGTGGCCAAAGGCCAACAGGCCAACACCCAGGGCAAGCATACCAGCACCCAGGCCAGCCAGGATCAGCACCCTTTTCTCTTTGGCAGCAGCATCCAGCTCAAGCTGCTTATCATCACAGTGCTGCTTCAAGGCTGAGATTTCCAGCTGTGCCTGCTTCTGCTGGGCTTCCATCTTTGTCCAAAGGCCATCAAGCTCACCCTTGAGCTTCTGCCCATAGGCCACTGCCTCAGCTATGGCTTTGGGATCAGCAGCCTGCGCGCGCTGCCTGGCAAATGCCACATCACCTTCTGGGGCATTGGGCAAATAGGCTGCAGCAATAGACAGCTCAGCTTCCACCTTGGCAGGCTGGCCTTCCTTATTGGCTTCCCTGGCTACCTGGACAGAAGCAGCCACCCTGTGATCAGCTTTGTCTAGCTTGTCACCAAAGACCTGGGTGGTCTGCTCACCTGGTTCAGCCTGGGGTGTTGGCAGATCTTCCTTGGGCTGGCAGGATTGGAACAAAGCCAGCAGGCCAATCAGTGCCAGGCGCATTGGCTTACTTCTTAGCAGCAGCCAGCACAGCCTTGGCCTTTTCTTCAGCAGCCTTTAGCTTGGTAATATTGTTTCGATAGACCAGGATGCCTGTGGCCGCGCCTAAGAGGTAACAGGTGACAGATGTGATGAGCAGGATCATAGAGATTATTTTAATTTAAGCTGGGCAATCTTTGCATCTACCTGGGCAAGAGTGCCCACATAGGAAAGGTATGCAGTGAAGTAGCGCACAGGCTTGGTGGCCGTTGCCTTCAGGATAATCTTGCTGCCATTGTGAAGCAGGATGGTCTGCCCCTGGCTGGCCGTAACATTGTAGGGCTGGCCGTCACTGCCAGGGATGATAGGATTGGAAGGCATAGGATTAAGGATAATTGATGGGGATTGTGCCCTTGATGCCGTTAAACTTTATATAGATGTAAACATCAGCAGGGAAGGTGTCATATGTGGTGGTATATGTCCAATCTGCTGTGGTAGAAACAGAACCCTTTGCATCCTGTGAAATTGAACCATCAGCATTTTCCACATAGACTGTAGCAGCACTAGCAATGTATGCGCTGACAGGCTTAAAAGTTATAGTCCATTCACCAGGTGATGGAGAAGTGCCTGTGAACACACTGCCTTTGACATTTGCTATGGCAAATATGTCACCGAAATTTGCACCAGCCACAGGTGCAGTGGTGATCACTGTGCTGTCAGGGAAGGTTACACCTGTGGTGCTGATAGACAGAGTGCTGCCACCACCTGTAATTGTTACACCTGTGGGGGCAATAGATGTATTGTAAGAAGATCCAGAAACAGAAACTTCATCATAAGCAATGAAAGCGTTTTGGGTGTTGTCACCTGTCATCTGCACACCAAAGCCCCAGCCAGCCACTTCACTGTCATAGGTGGCATCAGCAATCTGCAATGTGCTGTCTAAAATGATTGGCTGGAAAGCCCCACTATACCAATTGCCCAAGTGACCACCCTGCCAATTAAGCTCATACCCCACAGCACAGATCAGGCTGATGCCATTGTAACCACCTGTGCTATTATCAAATGTGCCCTTGGTAATATTCTGCAAGCCTACTGCATCAAAGGTGATTGCACCTGTCATTGTGCCACCAGCCAGGGGAAGGAAAGAACCACCCCCGCCACCAGCAGCAATGGCTGCATCTGTTTCTGCAATGCTGTAAACATCCAGATTTGCGCGCGCAGTGACAACGCTGGTCACATCAGATAGGTCATTTGCCTGGCGCAGATAACGGCCATCACCTGTTGCCTCAGTCAGCACAGGATCAAGGGTGACTGCATTGACTGTGGTTTCATCTACCACAGATGAGCGCAGGGTGCAGGGGATTTGCAGGATGGTCTGGGTATCAGTGCCATCAGCAATCTCTACTTCCAGGGTGGTCTGGATGCTTTCAGCCCCATCAAGATAGCTGATTGCATTGGCCGTATTGATATCCAGATCACCTTCAAAGCCAGCAAAGGAAAGCAGGCCAGCACTGCCACCTGTCAGGCCACCAGCTCCTGGCTCAGCTGTAACAGTGATATCATAGGCATAAGCCCCCACCTGTTGCACACTGACCTTATCCAGCAGGGCATCTTTGCTCAGTGCGTTTTGCACTTCAAGGGCAGTGCTGCCCACAGCAATTGCTGATGTGCTTACATCTGTGCCTGTGTCTGCATCAAAGCCCAGGGTGAAAGTGCCAGCCTTAGGGTCAGGGCTGATGCTTGCGCGATAAGTGGCGCGCGCACCATCCCAGGCAGAAAGCACAGAAGTGCTGATTGTGCTTGGGGTGATGGCCGTGAAGCTTGTGGCCAGGGCAGCGACATTCTGCTGCAAATGCACCAGCACGATCTCAGGGGTGGTGGCATCACCTTCCTGCAGGACAGAAATGCCAACAGTGCTGAGGGGGATGAGCGCGCTGCCATCACCTGTGAAAGCACCCCTGCTGCCATTGTTGACAAATTTGATGGCATAATTGTCACCTGTCTTGCTGACTGTCACCCCACCAGCAGCTGTAATGCTGGCCAAAGCATTAAGGTCAGTTTGAAGATTTGCAGCTGTGACAGCATAGCTTTGATTTGATGTAGTATTCCCACCAAAGGTAAGGTGGAAATGGCCAGATGTAGGGCTGGCATCAATAGCACCAATGGCCACCTTGATCCCTGGAGTGCCAAGGCCAGCCACTTCCTGGCGGGGGTAAGTGCCCAGCCCTGTCTGCTCAATAAAGTAAATGCGCAGCTTGGCCATATCACCCAGGAAGAAGCTGGGATTGCTGATGGGGCTGGTGCTGCTGTAAGTGGCATAGGCCAGCCCAGCAGACACATCAATGAACAGGCTTTGGGTGGTAGGTAATGGCATCGGCTTCTAAAATTGCTGATAGGTCAATCAGTGGCATCTGGGGAAACAGACCTTAAGACCAGCCCACCAAATTGCACCCAGGTATCCAGGCCACCATTGATTTGATGTGTGACCACATTGGTGGGCAGAGTAGTGCCAGCCATCAAAGCTTCATAAGATGATTGAAGGGCTACCACCACAATGGGGATTTCACTGACTGTGGCAGCATTGACCTGGTAGCTGTAGCCAAAAGGCGCGCCAGGATCTGCCACCCATTGGGCTGTGCTGGTCAGCACTTCAAAGAACCCTGTATAAGTGCGGCCAATAAACCAGGGGTGATCTAGGAGCAGCATCTGATTTAGTGGCCACTCTGTCTGGTAAGGCACATACCCAGAAGGGGGTGTGGTGGGCACTGATCCAGGGATGCCAGGATTGCCTGAGGTATAGCCATTGATCCCATCATTGGGGGTAACATACCTAACACCTGGGGCATATTGTGGTTCATAGGCATAAAAGACCTGGCTGCAATTGCACCCCAGATACATCTCACCATTGGGCAAAGGGATGGGTGCAAACATCAAAGCAGCTGGAGTAGCTGCCAATGAGCTGCTTGCCCCCTGGCCTGTATAGCCATCACTGAAATAATTAGACGCGCTGCTGTAGGCATCAGCATCATAGCTGACCACAGGGGATTGGATGGCTGTGTGCAGTGGCCTTAATACCAGACGCATCCCATTGGTGGTGCTGGCTGGCTCATAAAGCGACCAGGTGCGGAAGCTTGCCCCATCCACTTCCACAGCTGGGCTGGCTGTGCCCCCTGTGTGCCTGTCATTCTTCTGATACACCAGGCCATTGAGCTGCACAATTGATGCGCTGGTGGCTGCTGGTGTGCCCCATACAGGTGGGCTTTCAGTCAGCCTGGCATAATACCCATTGGGATAATAATCAGACATTGAACCAATACCAATATGCCCCTGATGGGGATGTGGCTACCCTGGCAGTGATCAAGCTGGCGCGCACCAGCTGGCTGATCTGCAGGCTGTTGCCTGTCTTTGTCACTGAAGCAAGGGCAAGATGCCCCAGGCTGGCTGTGTCAGCTGGCAAGGTGGCAGCAAATAATATTTCAACAGTGGCTGGAAAGGGTGTGCCACTTGCCCTGGTAGCTTTCAGATAGATATACCCTGTGGCACTTACTGCCAGCTGTGGGATGGTAGCTGCATCAATGAAATTGCCCCCAATCGTTGGGATCACTTTGTTTACCGATCCAGGCTGCACAGACACAGCAGGGGCTGTGGCACTGATGGCATTGGTGTAAACCTCAAGGGCAGCGCGCTTCCTGCCTGGGGTGTCCACATTTAGGCTGTAGCCCTTGCTATCACTTGTGAAGGTGTAGCCCACACCTGGCTGCAGCTTGCTCATTAATTGTGTGTTTCGTAGATGAAGCTATGCCAGCCACCTGTGGCCACCCTGAAGGTAAAGCGCACTTTATACACATTGGCATAAAGCTCATAATTGCAGGATGTCAGCAGGCCATATCTGATGTGATAAGCACTGATGGGCTTAAGCACAGGGGGTATGATCATATCAGCTGCACCAGGGATTGTGTTGAATGTCTTGCCCACCATCTTCTGATTATTCAGCAGGATTTCCTTACTGTTTGTATAGTAAGTGCCTGAAAATTGTAGGTCTGGTGCAAGGTAGCTTTTCACCCCCACCAGGGCATTTGACAGCGCAGCTGCATTGGTAAGAGGGAAAGCCCTATCAGCAATATCCCAGCCCAGATCCTTAAGGGGTTTGCCTGATGTGCCAGCCTTGCCTGTGGCAAAGTTAGGATGCACTTCAATGGGCTGAGTGCTTAGGGCTGTATCACCAGACACCATCACCCTGGTCATCTGGCCTGCAGCCAGGCCAACATAATCAGCTGAGATCGTGGCCAGGTCATTATCATTGATTGAATAGGTGGCCTTATGGCAAAGCAGACGGCCATCCTTTGGGTGGGCTTCATTCTCCTTGGGCTTCTTTGACTCAGCAGAGTTAGCATCACAGATGAAGGTCAGCCTGGATGTGAGCAGGCCAAAGCCATCATTCTCAATTGTCCAGCCAGGCTGGAGCTGTGGGGTGGTGAGCTTATCACCCTGATATTTTTTGGCCATAGGTTAGACAGTGAACATTGATTGATTGGGATCTTTAGTGAAATCCACACCCTGCATTTTGCCAGATGCGATTTCCTCGCGCAGCTCCACCACTGCCTTGAGGATTTCCTTCTCGGTTTCAGCAATGCTTTTAAGGTATTCAGGAGCAGGATCAGATGGGATGAATTCACCTGCCATAGCACCCCCGATTTCTCGCAGGCTGGACACAGTAAGCTTGGCATTTTTGGCAGCTTCCTTGGCCTTATCATCCTTTACCTTCTGGGCTTCATCAAGATCCTGGGCTGTGCGCTTGGCATCATTCTTTGCAGCTGCTTCCTTATCCTTTTCCAGATCGGCCTGGCCTTTTGCAATGTCAGTCAAAGCCAAAGCCACAGCTTCTGCATTAAGCCTTTCCATTTCCAATTCAGTAAGGGCTGCAGCTGAGCCAGCACCAGCTGCAGATCTAGCCAGGGCTGCAGCTTCCCTGCGTTTCTTAAGGATGGCCAGCACTTCTTCTTGTGCCTTAAGGTCTTTTGCTGCAGATGCAGGGCTAAGCACAATGCCACCAGCTGTAGTGCCTTCAGCTGCTCTTTCACCAGCCCTAGCCAGCACTCCTG